AAGGATCAATACTTGAAGTAATTACTAATGGTGGTTCTTCAAATGCATCTAAAATGGAAATCACTTACGTTATAAGAAGATAGTTAATTATGGGGATGGAAACATCCCCTAACAAAAGGAATAAATATGAATTACGGATTAAGACATGGAATTGTACAGAAATTAGTTTCAGCAGCTTCAAGTTCTTTAGGTGCAGCATTCACAGATGGAACAGAATATATTAGAGTAGTTAGCACTATTGCTTGTCATATACATATAGCAGTAGCACCTACAGCAGCAGTAGCCACAACATATCTACCTGCAAATGAAGTTGAAATTATTAAAGTATCAGCTGGAGAAAAAATAGCTGTGTTAAGAATTGGATCATCAGACGGACAATTATACGTTACAGAACTAACTGAATAATTTATGGCTAAGATAAGATCAGTTGAATACGATGCAGGAGTAAAGACTAAATACATTCAAGAGTCTGATGGTAAATTAACTATCAATAATTCTCAAGATGTAAATCCTTTGTTAAAGAGAAACAAGGAACTTTACAACCATGATAGTGGATATATATCTGGTGCTAAAGAAATGAAAAGAGTTGCTAGTATTCCTCCTTTAATTCTTGCTATATGGACTAAAGAATATAATGGAACTAACAACTGGTTTCAATTACCAAAACAAATTCAAAGAAAGATAATGAAAACTAAACTTAATAGTAATGAGTTTAGATATTTTAGAACAGCTGAGGGAAATTTATAATGGCGTTAACAACATATGCAGGATTAAAAGCATCTATAGCAGACTGGTTAAATAGATCTGATCTTACTAATCAAATAGATGATTTTATTGGGTTAGCTGAAGCTGACTTCAATGCCAAGTTAAGAATAAGACAGATGGAACAGATTGATACTATTACAATAAACGCAGAAGCTGTAGCAGTACCAACAGGTTTTATTGGAGTTAGATCTCTTTACATACAATTATCAAGTACTAAATTTGCATTAAAATATGTAACACCTAGTACAATGTTTGATATTAGAGCAGGATCTACAACATCTAGACCTAAAACATATACAATTCAAAGTGATAACGCTGCAGAAACATTAAGATTTGGGCCTTCACCTGATACAAGTTATACTGGTTATTTATCTTATTATAAAAGATTTGTAGCATTAAGTGATTCAGCAACTTCAAATTATATTTTAAACAGTCATCCTTCTATATATTTATATGGTTCTTTATATCATGCAGCAAACTTCTTAGGTGGTATAGATCCTAATCAAGTTCAGCAATGGTTACAAATGTATGTAGCAGCTTTAGAAAGATGTGAAAATAATGACAAACAAGATTCATATGGTGGAGCACCAGTTCAACAAAGATCAGATATACAAACTGACTTATCATTTTACAGGAGCAGATAATGATTGATAAAAAAGAAAAGAAAAAATTAAAAAAAGCATCAGCACATCACTCTAAGAAACACATGAGTATGATGGTTTCAGATATGAAATCTGGAGTTAGTTTTACTAAGGCTCATAAAAAAGCTATTAAAAAAGTAGGTAAATAGTGCAAGTACCTTTTGGAGAATGGTTACCTGATCAACCAGCTCATGGTATGAAAGGTGCTAATGTAGCAACTAATGTTTATCACGCTTTAGGTTCTTATAAAAGATTTCCTTCATTAGTTTCATATTCTGGTACATCAACAACTATTAAAGATGCTCATGGAGCAGGATCATTTAGAGATAATTCTAACGCTGTCTTTAATTTTGTAGCTACTGAAGATACTTTGTATTCACTAACAGCAGGATCTTTTTCTGATTTAGGTGCAAATGGATTGTTATTAGCTAACGCTAAAGCTTCATGTACAATTACAGTTTCAGACTATGCAAATATAGGTGCTGGTAAAACAGTTACTTTATCAAAAAATAATGGGTCAGTTATTGTATTTACTTCAACAGCATCTACAGCATCTGGACTTTTATTTAAAGTAGAAACAAATAATAATACAACAGCAGCAAATTTAAAAACTACTATCAATGCCCACGCTGATTTTACAGCAACAGTTTCAGGTGCAGTAGTAACAGTCATAAGAGCTGCTATTGGAAGAAATAGTTTAATTAATGTATCATCAGATACTGCAAGATTAACAACAACTAATTTTGTAGGTGGAACTCCCTTAACTGGAGATGGAGCAGACTTTGTTACATTTACACAATTTGGTGAACACATCATTGCTAGTAATGGAGTAGACCCAGCTCAATTTTTTTTAATGGGAACATCAAGTGTATTCGCTAATTTATCTGGAATACAAACAGCAGGAACTTGTCCTTTGTTTAGAGTTTCAGGTGTCATAAGAGATTTTTTAGTAACAGGTAATATTTCTGGAGCTACTAATAGAATACAATGGTCAGGTATTAATGACATTACTACATGGACTGGCAAACAATCAGACTTCCAAGATCTTCCAGGATCAGGTGGTCAAATAGTTGCAATTACTTCTGGTGAAGTAGGTTATGTATTTAGACAAAATCAAATAGTTCGTATGGATTATGTTGGTGGTGCAACTGTATTTAGGTTGTCAGTAATTTCTCCTAACAGAGGTGCAGTATATGGAAAAACAGTATGTCAAGATAATAGACGTGTATTCTTTCATGCTGATGATGGTTTTTATGAAATACAAGGTGATAGTGTAGTAGGTATTGGTGTAGAAAAAGTAAACAGATTTTTTGAAGCTGATTTAAACAAAGCATATTCAGATAGAATAGTAGCAGCTACTGATCCTTTTAATACATTAGCTATGTGGTTATATCCTTCTGTAAATGATGAAAATAATATTACAGGTATATGTGATCGTATGATTGTATATAATTATACTACTCAAAAATGGTCTTTAGTAAAAGTAAATGCTAGTCAAATATTTTCTCAATTTGTAGGAGCTTATACTGTAGAGTTAATGGATATTATATCTCAAAATTTAGATACTATTAATGCTGCATTAGATACAGACTTTTGGGAAGGTGGACAAATGTTTTTAGGTGGAATAGACAATCAATTTAAAGCTGCAATTTTTTCTGGTAATTCTAATGAATGTGAAATAGAAACAGCAGAGTTAGAAGGTTTTAAAGGAGCTAGAACTAACATTCAAGGAGTTAGACCAATTGTAGATGCAACTGCTACAGTAACTGTAAAAACTAGAGAAAGATTAGCAGACAAAGAAGTAGAATCTACTTCATCTTCTATGGTAACAAGTGGTATCAATCCAGTTAGACAATCAGGTAGATACATAAGAGCTAATGTAAAAATAGCTTCAGGAACTACATTTAACCATGCACAAGGAATTGATCTTGTTGCATCAAAAGCAGGATATAGATAGTGAGTGATATTATAGATATAGATAACGTAAGGTATTCTATGGAAACACAAGAATATTTTCAAAGACAAATTGAAGAAGCAATTAACACATTAGTCAATAAGAACAATACTGAAAGCGATAAAGCGTTCAGTTGGTTCATGAATTAGGGAGATTTATGGCAGGAACATTTTTAGGTAAATACGATACAGCAGCAGCAAACAATACAGCTACAGGAACTGGTTCAGTATCTGTCGCAGAAGGAATGTTGCCTTCCAATATCAATAATGCTTTTAGGAGTATTATGGCAGATATTAGACAGCATTACAATGTTGCTGAATGGATTGAATACGGAGATGGAGCAGGTGCATATACACCAGCTTACGTTTCAGGAACAAGTTTTACAATAGCAGGAGTTAACGTAACAGCTATTTATCACGTTGGACGTAGAGTTAAAGTTACTGCAAGTACGCCAGGCACTATTTATGGAACAATAACAGCAACAGCATTTTCTTCAAATACAACAGTAACAGTATCATGGGATTCAGGATCTTTATCTAATGAAGCTATTACAAGTGTACTTATTGGTGCTTTAAGTAAAACAAATAGTTCTATACCTGTAGCAGGTATTGCAACAGCTAATATAGTAGATGGAGCAGTTGTTATTGCTAAAATTGGTGCTGACGCTGTTGATGGAACTAAAATTGCCGATGATGCAATAGACTCAGAACATTACACAAATGGTAGTATAGATACTGCACACATTGCTGCTGATCAAATAGTTGCTTCTCTTATTGCTGATAATGCTATTGATAGCGAACATTATACAGATGGTAGTATTGACAATGCTCATATAGCAGATGATGCTATAGATAGTGAACATTACGCAGCAGGTTCAATAGACACAGCTCACATTGCAGACGCACAAATTACAGTTGCCAAGATGGCAATAAACTCTATTGACTCAGATCAATATGTTGATGGAAGTATAGATCTTGCTCATTTAGCAGCAGACTCAGTAAACGGAACAAAGATTGTTGATGACGCAATAAATTCCGAGCACTATACAGATGCCTCAATTGACACAGCTCATATTGGAGATGACCAAGTAACTACAGCTAAGATACCAGATTCAGCAATTACTTCTGCTAAAATAGCAGATGGTGCAATTGTTAATGCAGATATTAATTCAAGTGCTGCAATAGATGCAACTAAAATTGCAAATGGTACAGTAACAACTGCAGAATTTCAATATATTAATACTTTATCATCTAATGCTCAAACACAAATAGATGCAAAAGCTGCAACAACTTATGTTGATAATGCAGTTGCTGGATTAAGAACTAGAATTATTGCAGAGTGTGCTTCAACAGCAAATGTAAATGTATCAAATGGTTTAGAAGCTGGAGATGCTATTGATGGTATTACACTTGTATCTGGAGATAGAGTACTTTTAAAAGATCAAAGTACAGGTTCTGAAAATGGTTTATATACTGCAGTAGGATCTGGTGCTGGTGCAGCATCAAGAGATACACAATTTAATTCTATTGCTGAATTATCAGGTCAAATGGTTGTTACTAATCAAGGAAGTGTTAATGATAATAAAATATTCTTATGTACTACAAATAACACAGCATCATTAGGTTCTGACACAATTACTTTTACTGTAATTACTCCAAATAATACAGGAACAGTAACTCGTATTACTGCTGGTACTGGTTTGTCTGGTGGTGCAATTACATCTGCTGGAACAATAGCAATTGATTCAACTGTTGCTACACTTGCAGGAGCACAAACTTTTACAAATAAAACTTATACTTCACCAAAAATAAATGAAAATGTAGCAGTAACTTCTACTGCAACAGAATTAAATAAAATGGCTGGTGGTACAAGTGCTACTGGAACAACATTATTAGATGCAGATAGATTAGTTGTAAATGACGCTGGTACTATGGTACAAGTAGCTTTGTCAGATGTTAAAACATATTTGAATACTGCTGGATATGTAAC